TGTGAACCGTATTGAGAAGTTGGAAGGAATGCATCCAATGCTCTAATATCTGGTTTCAATTTTACGTGAGCTGCAACCCAAAAAGCGGCTTCCACCGGTCCGGTACCAAACTTTGAGGTTCCTTCGATTGTTGGAGTCATTTTTTCAGTATTGTTCTCATCTAGATATGAAATAGCTCTATTTACATCTGTTTGAGTTAATTCAGTAATTAAATTTCCATTTATTCCGTTTAGACAAGAAATTTCTGGAACTGCACTTTGCCAAACATCTCTTGTTACTTTATCTAGCATAGTGTGCATACACTGAGATAGATTGTCTGCAATCTCATTAGCTGTATCATCTTCAACAACTAATAATACTTTTCTTGAAATAAGTGTTACTTTTCCAAATTCTTGGATTTGTACACTAATATCAAATTTGTTTACGGTTTCTGGAGCGGGATCAACGCCCTCAGCTAATACAACAGGATCAGAATTGAAGTTTTCTTGCCTTCTGAAAGCCATTGTGTCTGTATTTTTTTGCGGTAGTACAAATGCTCTACCGAATAGATTATGAACATTCATCGGCTTTGAACGTTGAAGTAACGCTCTATGTGCCCATGCATTGCTCATAGATCCATAATTACTAGTAGTAGTAACGGACATATTTTTTCTCCAAAATTATACCCGTTTCTTGCGATCCCTTCTCCAAGTATTAAATTCAGAATCTGACATCGACATTACATCAATCGCCTGGTTTATATTAGCTGCTTTCGGAACTGATCCCGGAGCACCTGGCGCATCTTTCTTAACATTTTGTTTGAAAAGAGCTGCTTTTTGCTTTGGCGACAATGCATTCATCAATGTCCATGATTCTTTTAATCTGTTGGGAGAACCATTGATTGCAGAAACGAGATGTTTACGTGTTTCTAAAAAATCATCTAATCTTTCTTGCAAATCTTGAATTTTTTCAGGGTTTTCATCAGCCCAGTTTTGTTCTCGAGATGCGCGGAATTTTTCTTCCACCTTTTCTAATGTTTCGTGACGATCTTGTTTTAATTGTGATCGAGTAACCGGTTCATATTGATCGTCGTCATTTTCAATCGGCTTTTGAGTATCTCGAAGTTGCTTTGCTTGCATTTCTTCGAAAAGTTTTGCTCTACTCTCGGCTTCTTGTCTCTTACGACGCTCTTTTTGAAGTGCAGATAAAGGAACTTGTTGTTCTGCTTTCTCTTGTACTTCTTCATGTTCCTGTTCATGAATAATCTCTTGATCACCCACGTTTACATCTTCTTGAACTGTATCGTTTTCAGTTTCCATAGTCTCCGATTAATGCTTTTGCATTGCGCCTTTTGCTTGAAGGTAAGCGACACCTTTTTTATTGAATTCTACTTTCAATTTTTCTCCCTTTTTAGGAGGAGAAACCATCCATAATATTTCGCAAATCCCACGTTCATTATTTACATGAAAAACCATGGAATTTGATAAAAATGGAGGCAATTGTCTTGTGATTTTTGGTGCATCGATTTTGAACTCTGTTGGATCAACTGGATTAAATTTAGCATGAAATCCTAGGAAATAATTTCCTTTAATATTCTGGTGATCACAAACAGTTTTTTCTACCCATGAGTCAATTACATTTTTTAACGATCTTCTGTGATCGATGAACTCGGAGGGTAAAATCAATCCGGAATCCGGACATTTCATCATTCGATTTGCACTCAACATGATTACATTCCTGATTTACCGCGAAGTGAATCTTTCTCTTTATGTGCTTGCTGAAGCAGTTTATTTGCTTTAGCCTGATCTGAATTCATACCCGGACCGCACATAGGTGAAACTTGATTTGCCATTGGCATTGGATTAGTTTTAGTGCTGCATAGACCGACAGCATTATCCATAAACTTTCCTTTGCTTTTTTCTTTGTAAGCCATTTTTGACCTCCTTTGCACACATAATACAAACAATAAATTTTGTTTACTACAATTTTATAATTTTAAGTATGTAAAGAGATTAATTTGAGCTATGTAAGCTCATCGCCGATCATATTTAATTCTTGACTCGCTTCAACTTGTTTATTTTCAGCAGAACCAGATGTCTCACTATTGATTTGATCAGCTTTTTCAAAAATTGTATTTGAAACTCTCTCTCTATCAATAATCTCGTCTTGCTCTAAAGTTTTAACAAATTCAGCTACTCTCAATAGATGATCAGTTTCCATTCCAGCAATTTCTGTAATTGTTTTTGCTCTATCTAATGCTGCTTTAGCTCTATTCTGTTCTGCTTCAGAACTCCTGGATTCTGATAGTGCAATATCAGAAATCACTCTCGCACGCCGTTCTTGTGCTAGAGAAAGTTTTTGCTCAACTTCAGCATTTCCGAGCTCCATTGCTAGACGCTCTTGTTCATTAATTTTTTCTTGTTGTGCTTTCTGAGCTTCTTGTTGTGCTTTCAATTGATCTAGTAGATCAGTAGTACCAGTACCGGGTAGATACTCAGCAATGTAATCCTGCGGTACATCTATGATGCCTTCGCGTTTAAGATTAACAAGTTCGTAATAGTATGCATCACGTTGAGATTTAGATCTGATTCCTTCTTTCAACACTGCATCATATTGCTCAAAATCATTATCGTAGAATTGATCAGTCGGTTTCTCTCCCAGTATTCTCTCGATTTTCCCTGGAGAATATTTTTTTTGTAACGCATTTAGCACAAGTCCCGCGACAACAAGCTGTGAGACTTCGACATTATCAAAAATTTTTCGATTCGATCTTAAACCTTGAGCGACTCGAACCTGTGCTAATCTACCTGATATTTGCGTATTTCCTTTATCATCAATTCCTAAAACTGATTCATTTACATTTGCTAGTGTGAGAGTCAATTGATCTAAAATTGATTGATATTCTATGAGCGCAGGATTTGCTCCTCCGGCTTGCAGTTCTTGCACAGAGTTCATGCCTTCAGGAGCATTTTCGGGATCAATTCCAATAATTTTATTTTGACCAGATTGTTGTAGATCACTTACATCTGCAACACTACCGATCATGTATTTATAACCAGTAGAGATTGTGGAGTCCATCATGTCAACAATCTTCATATGCCGTTTGTTGAATTGTCTTTGTGCTGAATAGAGTGTTGAAGCGATACCTTGTAGTCTCTGGGACGGCATCCAAATTGAGGGCTCTATATATCCTAAAATAGGCGCAAATGGATATGTATCAACGATTCCAGTTTTGTCTTCCCCACAATAAACACGCTGACCGTTAAGCATAATATTCAATTCAACAAAATCTCTATCAACATCTTTGAAATACAATAAATCTTTTTTAGATTCTCCTGATTCTTCTGCTTCTTGAGCAGCTAATTTATTTATTCTATAAACACCGATATTTAACTTTTTGAGTTCATCTTTGTCGAGCTCTGTTACATCTCTGTAATGATCTGTGCGCGTATCGATAAGAAATTTTCTTGTGCGTGTAGTACGTCTGTAGTATTGATCGTACGCCATGAGATTTCTATTTCGAGATATGTTAGAGAAATTGGGATGAAAATTTAAAAATTTATTATCACGGAATGAGCCATAAATTCCATCGATCACACTTGCTTCAATAAACGGAAGTAATGATTTAATAATATTTTTGTCTAATAGATCTCTTGTAATTGCAAATGCACAGTCATTTAAATCAATATTTTCAAATGTTGGATCAAGATAAAATGAATTGAATGTACGTTTAAAAAATGAAATATCACCGTTTATAAAATCTTTTGAATAATCCATGTAGATCCCGCACAGAGAAATTCCGGATTTGAATCCTTCGTCGGCTGCATCTAAAAATGTATTGTATCCCCCGCCTTTATCCCATATGTAATACTGTAATTTTGTGAACTGATCAGCTGTCTTTTGATCCGATCCCTCCACCGGAGCTACAACTACTGAGTTAAGATTATCTCTAAGATATCCAGAAAAGAATTGTAGAGGCCTACGCATGATATTTAACTCAAGCGGCTCTCTACCTTCTTTCTGCAATGTTTCGCGTTCTTGTGTACTCCACGTATAGCCTGAAGCTGCAAGTGTATATACATTTGCATCTGTGACAAACGGTGCCCAAAAATCGTGAGCATATCTATAATTTTCTTGGAATTCGCTGATTATTTCGTAGTCTGTAAGCATAATGATAATTTAAAGTTTACCATCATTATGTGCATTAAAATTTTAAACGTCTAGATTCAACTACTTTTTTATGCGCTTCTAATGCTCCGGATGAATTTGAAACTGATTCAATATGTGTAACAGCTTGCATAGCGTATTGCATCGCATCGGAATAATTGCTGCTTACATCGTGAAGAGGGGTATCAAGATATTTTCCGAATTGCTCAGACCATTTTTTTCGATATTTATTTAGCATATCGATCAGAGTTTTTGTTTTATTGAGATCAAATACACATCTACTAAATTTATTTTTTGCATTTGATATGTTGATATTCTTATCTGTTAATTTTAGTACGACAATTTTTGTTTCAGTGTGACTGAACAATTTTCTAAACTCTCTCTCATATGTATTCTCTACTACAATTCCATCTCGTTTTCGTGAATCATGCGGTAAAAATATTGTGTGATAGATGTATCGTTTCTCTTGTTGTAGATGATAGCAGTAGAAATCAACACCTTTACCGTTGTCTGCGTACATATCTATTATTCTGATTTCACCATGAATGCATTGAAAAAATACAATTACAGTTAGATCATTTACTCCTATGTCCATAGCGATATACACTCTATCCAATGGATCGTATGTAGATATATTAAGCATGCGATGATCATTGTATGCAGATTCAATGCATTTCTGAAAATAGTATGCATCTGAGCTTGAGAGAAATGCTTCTGAAACAGTCGAAGGAAATTCTTGTTTCATCTTATCGACGAGCGAAATCGATTGTATTGCATACCAACTGCGCTGTTCTTGTGTAATAATTACATTGCTGTCGGATTCGATCTTATTAAAATAATCTGTTAGATCTACATCATAATTAATTTTTTGTTTTTCTATATAATTTTTTTCTAAATACCAAGGAAAGAAGAATAATTTATACTCTAGGTCTGATAAACTATTATTACCGCGAATTACTGCGTTATTAACCATGTCAGCATAGAAGCCAGAATTTCCTTCCCCTGTAGATTCAATTATTATCTTACCATTCGACGGAACAGTTTGAAGCGTTCCGGTTATTACTTCATCAGCTTTTAAAGGATTTCTAGCACATGTTTTACCGAATTCCGATACTAGTATCAATTGATACGATCCACCCCGTAGCGTTGTATCTACACGTAAATAAGAGCCATTCGCAAATGTAATCTCTCTAGCTGATCTCTGTACAATCTGTGCCATCGAATTAAATTTCGGAGTCAAGCTATCGATTGCATGTCCAATGATTCTTTTGAAAATATGCTGAGAGTGCTCTAACGAATACGATACAATTCCGCATGATGTATTTTTATTGAAAATCGCTTCATCTAGCAAATAGAGAACTGAAAATGTAGACATACCTAGCTGTCTAGCTTTCAAAATTAAATTACGTGTATGTAGATTCTCTAATACATTTTGCTGCACTTCATTCAATCTGAAACGAATTGAATTACCGTTTTTATCAACAATGCGATAGAGATTATTCATTCTCCATTTTTTATCATTGATAAAACTTATTTTTTCAATATCAGTCGGGCTGAGCAAAATCTTTCTCTATTTTTTCTTTCGGAGTTTTTTGTATGTAATCAACTAGTGTATGTAGATCCTCTACTGTTTTTACTGAATTATCAGTTTGTCCTAAGAGATTTTTTCCCAGCCAAATGCTCATTGTAGAATTAGTTTCAGCTAGTTTAAATTGTGATTCTCTTAATTTGATTTTTGCTTTACCAGATGCTTTTGTTTTTAGCTCTGAAAAATTAAATCCTGTATACTCAAGTAATTTATTGTATAAAGTAGCTGAAGAAATTCTATATGATCCTGCTATCTCTTCTGCAGTAGCTCCGATATCAATCCAATGCATTACTTGTTCAAGATCAACCGGCTTCGGTTTTAATTTACCAAAGCCATCAGTTTTTAAGTCATCAACTATCACAGGAATTTTTTTACGTCCTGCGCCTTTCGGGTTTCTTTTCGGGTTTCTTTTTTTCTCTACCATTCCATAAATATTAAAAAAAATTATCTTTATGTCTACATTTTTATTTCAATATAGGTATTAAGATTTACATTTTTTTAGGATATTTTATCACAAAACCAGATTGATAGATATTCATAAAATATATTAGAATATATACTTTCTCATGTTACCCCTTGCGCTAAATTTACGTATTGTGTATGATCTCAAACACAGAAAAATGAGGAAATTAAGATGAGACGAAGAGGGTTAGGGTGGAACTACTAGAACTCCTATGGAACTCCTATGGAACTCCTATGGAACTCCTATGGAACTCCTATTTTTCTCTCTCTCTCTCTCTTTAAAATAGATATATATATATATGGAGTTCCAGGAGTTCCATATTCTACATACACACATGAGATAATAGATTTAATTGGAGAATTAGAGTTCCAAAGATCACTTTGTGTCGAAACGTCTAGAAAGTGGAACTCCTGGAACTCCCATCAAGACAATTTCCGCAAGTCACTATATTTAAATTGTTTAATTGGTTCATTTGGAGTTCCTGTGGAGTCTAGACGGAGTTATCGAAGTTCCGAATTGCCGTTGTTCAAAGAGGAAAAACCCAGGCAGGAGGTTTTCAATGCAGGATTAGAGTTTAAGCGAAAGCAATAGAAAAATTTAAAGAGAATAAAATAAATATTAAATTATTTCACATTTGAAAGGGCAATATAATTTTCTAGACACTCATCTAGAATTTGATCAAATACACAATATTTTTCATCTAAAATAATTGGACTTTGTTTAATGAAAATTTCTTTTTCTGGATGAGCATCCTTATAAATTATTTTAAGCATAAATTTTGAACCTGAAAATATACTTGAGCTATTGACAAACTCACTAATCTTTAAATCAGATCTGGGATCTCCGACAATGTGCGTAAATTTAGTCATGATTATTTAACTCACGATAAATTTCATCAAGCTCATCATCAGCAATCGATGAAAATCGAATGAGTGTTCGAGGTTTGTTTGAAAATATTTTATTAGCTTTCAACGAATAAATGTAAGAATCGTCATACCAGAGCACACCCTTCAACGCATCAAAATAAAATTTAACAAAGTTGTCAACGTCTACGATTCGATGATGTTTTCTAAAATCGATTTCAAGGCTCTGTGTTGGCTTAATTTTCTTTGGTAGTACATAGAATTGGAATTCTACTTTTAGTGGCTCCTGAGTCAAGCAAAGGCCATTGATCTGTGATCTGGCTATCCAAGCGATATTAGATTTCTCATTTATCTGCGAATCATAGGTTTTTTCGTGATTTCTCTGTGCTCTTTTCCAAGAAATCGGATTTCCGTTAATTTTAATTTCAATCATCTAGGCCTTTTCGCTTCTTTTCCAAATTTCAATAATGTTGGCTATTATTTTTTTCACATTAAGCGCTAGATAATCGTAAAAAATATTATTTATTTCTACTCCTTTGTCCTTAAACAATATTGTGCTTGCGTTGTAAAATTCTCT